GACGCATTCACTCGAATCTTTGGTGCAAAGCAAGCACCTACTCCCGTTGTTGCAGCTCCTGCACCTGCTCCTACTAACGATCCGCGTCGCAACAATCCGGCAGCATCTGCAACTGCCCAGACCCCTGGAACTGATGCAAACGGTGTAGTTCCCCCGGGCGGCGCAGAAGCTGACCCCAATACCGCATCCCCTTTGGATAAGTTTAAGGACCTCTGGCAACCTGTCGCAACTGATCCAAATGCGCCGCAGCAACAACAATCTGTTGACCCTGCTAAATTGATGGAAGCCGCTCGCAAAGTAGACTTCTCATCTGCACTGAATCAGGAAACTTTGGCAAAGGTTGCTGGTGGCGGTGAAGAGGCAATTAAAGCCCTTCTCGAATCTTTCAATTCTTTCGGCCAGCAAGTCTATGGCCAATCTGCAGTAACTACTGCACGAATTGTGGAGCAAGCAGTTGCTCAGGCTCGTGACCAATTCATCTCTGAAATTCCAACTGTCATCAAAAACCAAGGTGCCCGTAATAAGGTTTTTGATGATAACCCTGCATTCAAACATCCTGCAATTGCTCCGATGATTGATGCTCAGGTTCAACAACTGGCACAAAAGTTCCCTAAAGCCTCTCCTGCAGAACTTACGTCGATGGCGAAAGATCACCTGCAAGCTATGGCTGCCCTTATTTCTCCTCCTAAAGCTACTGGATCTGCCGATGGCAAGACTAGCGATCAAGGAGTAGATTGGGATGCATACATGAGTAGCGATACTCGTGGTTAATCTACCCAACCTTCTAGGATCTTATCATGCTTTTTAAGCGAGTTCAATATACTGCTAGTGGACAAGAAATCCCTGGCAAATCGTCTGTCGGTACTGGCCTGATTGGTAATGTCGTCATCGCCAGTAAAACTACTGATGCTAACCATACCATCACGGTTGCGGAAATGGCTGGTGGTGTTATTTACTATTCGGCACTTTCTGCTGGTCGCACTGTTACTACTCCTACCGCTGCGCTAATGTTGGCTGCTGCACCTGATATGGACATTGGCGATACTTTTATGCTGATCGTTTCCATTCAGGACGCATTTGCCATTACTTGGGCTGCCGGTACTAACGTGACTCTGGATGGCCGCACCACGACTCCTGCTAGTTCCAACTCCATCATTGTGGTGGAAAAGACTAGTGCTACCACTGTTAAGTGGACTGTGCTGTAATCAGTGCCAGACCAAATCTCTAAATCCTAAGGAATAACTGAAATGTCTACTGGTATTCAATCTACCACCGTCCTGGCTGGTACTACTGATTTCGTTGCAAAGTCGTTTGCGGGAATGATTACTCGGCTGATGCCGAATGGTCAAGCGCCACTGTTTGGTATGACTGCAATGCTGCCGTCGGAAACTGCGCTGCAAGTTGAGCACGGTTTCTTCACCAAGACTATGCTGTTTCCCAGCATGAATCTGGATGCGGCAGTTGCTGGTGCTAGCGACACTACTTTTACTGTTGCCTCCACTACCAATCTTCTGCCTGGCATGCTGATGCGTGCGCAGAGCACTGGTGAAATTGTTATTATCAACCAAATCCTGTCGTCCACCACTGTTTCGGTGACTCGCGGTATTGGTACTATTGCCGCCGGCGCAGTTGCTGATGGTGTCGATTGGTACCAGGTTGGTAATGCTTTTGAAGAATCCTCGATTCGTCCGAATGCGTTGCAGATCAATCCGGTCCGCATCACTAACTACACGCAAATCTTCCGTAATACTTGGGCGCTGTCAGGTTCGGCTCAGGCTACGCAAGTGATTGCTGGCGAATCCACGGTTGCTGAATCGCGCCAAGATTGCGCTGCATTCCACGCAGCTGATATTGAAAAAGCGCTGTTCTTTGGTCAGAAATCGTCTGGTACTCGTAACGGTCAACCGTTCCGTACCATGGATGGTCTGATCAATATCGTTTCTACGCTGGCTAACTATCCTTCTAGTTACGCTGCCGTGAACGTTACGACTGCTGGTGCTACTACCAACTTCACGCAACTGGAAGCAGCTCTTGATCCTGTGTTCAATCAGGCAACTGATCCGAAGGCAGGTAATCAGCGAGTCTTGTTTGTTGGTGGCACTGCTCGTAAGGTGCTGAACAACATTGGTCGACTGAATGCTACGTACGAACTGTATAGCAACGAAACTTCGTACGGCCTGCAATTCAGCTCGTTCAAGATTGCTCGTGGCAGCTTCAATATGATTGAGCATCCGCTGTTCAATAGCAACTCTGATTGGAGCAAGATGGCAATTGCTGTGGATCTTTCGACTTTCCGTGTTGCCTATCTTGGCGGCCGTAAGACGAAGAAGGAAGATTTCAACATGTCTGGTCAGCCAGTGGATAACGGTATCGACGCAGTTGGCGGTACTCTTCTCACTGAAATGACTTGCGTGGTGAAGAATCCTCCGGCTAATGCTGTTATCTACAGTCTTACTGCTGCTGCTGCGGGTTAATATCATGGCCGTCATCCAAGTTAATACTCCGGGGATGGCCAGTACTGACCCTGGCTATATTTCTAGCATCACCATTCGTACTGGCGGTTCCGCTACCGTGCTCACGCCCAATACAACTACTGGGCAAGTTACGGTAGATGCGCCTGCAGCCACGAAACTGGTGCAAGATACTGCTAGGTTCAAACTCATCACTGGTTAGTATCCTCCTGAGGGAATAGTTTTCTGGTAGTGGTTCTATTCAAAAACTGTTACCGTCCCCTCAGGCTCTCTTATTAAGGTTATCTCACATTATGGCTACCACCAACTCTGCTCTGGCTTCTCTTATTGCTCCGGCTGCTCCTGCCAAGCCAGAAGTTAAGCTGTTCAAGAATCGTCTGCTCTCCTGCAAATACATCTTCTCTGATGGCACTACTGCAAACTTTGTCAATGGCAAATATGCAACTGCCAACGAAGGAGAGATTGCAGAACTGGAACTGCAAATTCGTAAAGGTCATCAATATCTGTACGTGGATGCTAACGAGACTACGGTAGATTATGATATTACCGATCCTTTGGCCTCGTTGCGCAAGCGCTTCTTTGATGAATTTCAGCAACAACAAGCTGTTGCAGCCGCAAACATTGACGGTCGTGACCTTGGAACTAGCACACAAGGGCCATTGAAAGCGACCTCCTCGAAAGATATCGCACCTGTTACTATTGGTGCACAGCGTTAATAACCAAACTGGCATACAATTATGACGCTTACCGAACTGCAAGCTGAAGTCTATACAATTACCAAACGCTCAGATCTGGTTGCTGAAACGCTTCTAGCAGTTCGGCAAGCTACTTTGGCTCTTCACCAATCTGACTACTTCTGGCGGGACTTGAAGGAGACTGGAATTAGTTTTAGTTCTTCTGCATATCTGCAAGAACTAGAATACCGTAGTATCTTGCCACAATTTCGGGCATTGAAATATCTTAGGAAATCAGATTCTGCAGGCGCCACTGGCGTCTTTTTTACGGTTGTGCAACCTGAATCTGTATTAGATCTTTATGGCACGGATCGTACAGATGTTTGCTATGCAGCAGGCGCATCAATTGAGATTAAATCTTCTACCCAGTTTCAATACGCGATTCTTGGGTATTACGCAAATCCAATCATTACCACAGCTAATTACGATTCGTGGATTGCACTAGACCATCCATACGCAATTGTACTAGAGGCTGCGGAGAAAGTATTTAAAATGATTGGTAAGACAGAAGAATTTGCTGCTTTTAAATTCTTGCGAGATGAAGAGAAGCAGCGGATTGTCCTGACTAACATTCAAGTTCAAGGTTATTAATATGTCTGCATCTATTTGGAATCCGAGCCAATCTATCGCAATTGTGGATAGCCGTTATGGTCTAGATATGACCAAATACCCATTTAATTGCGATAACACTGGACTTACCGATTGTTCAGATATTATCAATGGCGCGCTAACTAATTACGTTGGCCGCCCACTATATTTTCCCAAGGGAATTTATCGTTGCAATTCTACCATTAATATTAAACCTGCTGCCACTTGGGGAGTTTTCGGCCCTGGCGCAATCATTTTTGGTGATGGAGTAGGATCTACTTTTTTTGACAGCCGAGTAGCAAACGGTCCTTTATTTGATATTGACTCTCCCTCTCATGGCGGGCAGTTCACTGCAAATATGGGAACATCGTTATTTGGATTCAATATTATTACAACTAACTCAGCAGTTAATTCCACTGGCATTCGTGTACTTAATGGATTTCAGGTTGATTTTCAGCAACTAGTTATTAGAGGACTGTCTGGTAATGGTATCGAGCTGAAGAATGGATTGTATTCAGATGATGGATGGAATCGTGTTACTATTAGGCAGCTTTGGATTGATACGATTGCTGGCTGGGGAGTGAAAGCTGACGGCTCTTCTTCACGAAATGAAGGCAGCTATACCTACATGGAATCAGTATTTTTCCAATCTTGTGGTACTGATGATGGAGGGGCAAATCCTCCTACATCTGGCGCAATGATTTGGAAAGGACAAGTCCTTACAATGGAACAGGTGGGTGCAGCTAATGGTACTAATAATGTAGCATTCTATTTCAAGGGAGATACGGGTCTCGGTCAGACAGTCGATATGCGGAATTGTACTTCAGAAAACACTAATGGGTGGGGTGTTTTCTGTACTGGTATTGATATCTTTAAAGCACGTAATGTGCAACTATACAATAACACCGTATACACTGCGCCTACCATGTGCGAATTTGATGGAAGTTCTTACACTGTTCGTCAGATTGATTGGGATGGTGGAGCTGTAAGAGCTGCTGGACTTAATATGACTGGCAGTGTTAGTGGAACTGTCTTAACGATTACTGCGGTTGCTGGAGGGGTGGAACAAAATATTGTTGTTGGAAGTAAGATTTATGGTACAGGCATCACTGTAGGGTCTACGGTAGTTTCTTTTGGAACAGGAACTGGAGGTACTGGTACTTATAATCTTTCTCAATCTAGCGCACCTACCGGATCTATTACTATCAAGGGCGCCCCAACCACTGCATTCAAGTTATCTGGCTCCAATGTAGACTTGGCAACTTGCCGAGTTAAGAATGTTGCTTGGGAAAACTTTGATTTCCCTGATCAGACTCGCTTTAATGGTTGGGAGTTTGATCCTGTTGAACAACAATGTGAACTGGAAGTTACATCAGGATTTGCTAGGTATCGGGCAGCTCAAACAATTGGACGTGGGCGTGGTAGCCCTTTGCGATTACGTGCAGGAAGGGGTGGAGTTTCATCTATCTCTGGAGAGTGGACTAAATTCATCTCTCCTACGTCTGGCGTAGTTAAGTTGACTGGCACCTTGACTGCTAATACTGTATACTATATTTATTTATATGATACAGGTGCAGGTACTGCTTCATTAGAATTCTCTACGGCTGTTCCGGTTTTGGATACAGCATCTGGATACATGGTTAAAACTGGGGATGCCGCACTATACTATATTGGCGCTGCTAAAACTGATGGCGCAGGTACCGCATTTTTAACTTCTGCAATTGGATGGCTTAATCCTGAAGTTATCTATCGAGGAGCAACATCAACTGGTGTTCCCTATTATCGATGGACTGATTCTACTGGGGGTGTAAGAGTTAAAACGACTGCGCCAACATATGATACTGATGGCACTGTTGTTGGCACTCAAACCTAATGAGAAATTGTGATGGCACAAATCTCTTATCGAGCTAATCTTTCATCTGCCATATTTCCACTCTCCATCTCTTTGGCAGGTTCCACTGTTATTGTTCCTGGCCCAGATAATAATTACGACCGTCGAGTAGACCCTGAAGGAGAACAGAAAGATGCAGGTATTCCACAAGCAATTTATTTAGAGAATGTAATTCCGACAGCGAATGGATATCAAAGCGTTGGGTATGAAATTCTAGGGCCTGCCGCACCTGGCGTTACATTTAACACTAATTTCAAACCCTACCGCGTAGCTGTCATTGATGGATACACTTATCTGTTTGGGACTATTTTAGGTACGGATATTGTATATCGTACAGATGATACAGAATTATCTCTCTGGTCTGATGCTACTGTAACGTGGTCTGCATTTGCAGGCTTTCCGTACATTGAGGGTTATGGTAGTTACAATACCATGTCCCAAGCAATTGTTCGTGGAACTCATTATATTTACGTTCGCAATGGTAATACGTTTGGATCTGTATCAGGCGTTACATTAACTGATCTTAGTGGTTCATTATCTGGTATTGCAGTTGCTGATATTAATAGTATTACTACCAGTAATAACTACCTAATTGCAATTTTGACTGATGGATCTATTGCCTGGTCATCCACTACAGATCCATTAGATTTCACCCCATCTCTTGTATCTGGTGCTGGATCTATTACGCCTGAAGCAGTGCGTGGAGATATTGTAGCAGTTCATGCAATTCCAGAAGGGTTTATCCTTTATACGGAAACCAACTCCGTATTGGCGCGATACACAGGAAATGTCCGATACCCTTGGAAGTTTACAGAGCTTCCAAATTCTGGGGGACATGCATCGGAAAGACTGATTGCTGCACCTAAGGATTCTGAATCACATTTTACTATCAACGCTCAGGGGTCAATTACTCAAATCTCTGCTAATGGTGCAACTAGAATTGCTCCAGAAGTTTCTACATATCTTCGTACATTTTCTGCCTCATACGATCTTTATAACCCCACTACTCGCGCATTTGATACTACTCCTGCATATCTCTCAGCATATGAGATTATGTTCTTGGCCAATCGATATCTAATTGTACAATTTCAACCTTCAGGATCGTCCCCAATCACACCTAAATGTACCCTCTTTTACGATATTCTTCTTCGTCGTTATGGTCGTCTAGGCGCATTACCTGTTTTTTTCTGGGACGACAGTTCGCATATCTACTGCCTAACAACTACAGGTAAAATCTGTCAACTAGAATTTGATATTCACAATGACGATGAAAGTGTCATTTGGAATTCTGTAATCGCATTCGGTAAATTCAAGTATGTGCGATCTAGGCGCCTGGAATTAGATGAAGTTATTGTAACTGGCGAATTACCTTCTATAACTTCTGCAGTCTTATATAGTGTAGACGGTACAATGCCATCAACTGGTGCAGTTCTTGTAGCTTCAGATACAGATCTAGAACAAGTTATATATCCTACGCGAGTTGAAGGTGCTTGGCATATTATAGCTACTACTGGACGTTTCAGTCTTTCTTCTCTAGAGCTTACATGTCATCTTGGGGGGAGTAGATAATGGGATGGAATAGCGCACCGGCATACGGAAAAAATACTCTTGAAGATTTACGAGAAGCTGTAGGAGTGCCTCAATTCTCTGGGACTAACTCAGACCAATGGACATTTGTATTTAATGGGCTGATCTTTCAAGGCGGCATGATTACAGTCCCATCTGCCACTACCGTATTTGATTTCCCTGCGCCACTAACTCTGCAAGTTTTGGGGGTGTTTATCCAGCCACAAACAAAGGGCGCAGCGCCTGGTGTAACTGCCACGACTCTCAGCACCTTCACAGTTGATCATAGTGGCGCATCCCATGATTGCTACTGGTGGGCTATAGGAGTTTAAGGGCTTTTGCCAGTCCCCTAGTCATCTCAGACCATATCCATGAGACTATAATCCTACCCAAAACTCTAACCTTCCTGCAATTCTTATGTCAGTATCTGATGATATTCCAGTATCCAAATCTGAACTCATGGGATTGCATGTGGCAATCGGAGTTCTAACTACACGTGTAGAGGATCTTACAGAAAAGACCTCTAGACAAGATAGAATCCTAGAGGATCTAGTTGCCCTGGCCAACCAAGGAAAAGGATCTATGTGGATTCTCGTAACTCTTGGTGGTGCAGTAGGTGCAATTCTTAGCAATCTTAAGACGATTGCAGCCATTCTAATTCGTTAATCTGAACATTTGGAGATACCATCATGGGGATCAATATTGGTTTTGGCGTAGATAAGACTAACACTACAGGATCTGAAACTCAGATAGCAAATCAAACTACGACTACTGGTAAAGTACTGTCGCAGGACGCTATTAATAAACTGATCTATGATGTTTCATCTGCAGATCAAGGATTCGCATCGCTGGCAACTGGCGAGAATTTGGCAGGAGGTTACGCAGCCTCTACCAAAGCACTGCTTGCACAAGATTTTATGGTGAAGCTAATTGGTGAATTAGCCAATGTAACTGCCCAAACGGTTAGTACTGAAACCGGTACTGCATCTAAACAATCTAAAGCCTCCAGCACCAAAGCCTCTGGCGGGCTTAAAACTGTAATCTGCACTGAATTGCATCGCCAAGGTCTGCTATCTTCTGCGCTTTATAACCATCCGATAGCTACCAAACATTTCTTCAATCTTCATCCGTACACGATTGCAGGCTACCAATTGTGGGGCGCGGGAGTTGCAGAGCGTATGCGCACCTCAGGTTTGCTAACTCATCTGATGTTGCCAGTTGCAAAGGCTCGATATGAGATGGTGACTACTGGTAGATTTAATCTGCTAGGCGCAGCAACTATTTATATTGGTCAACCAGTCTGTTTTGTCCTTGGCTTCTTGGCAAATCTGGGAGCGCGGTATGGCCACATCGGTGCTTGATCTAATTCTTAAACAATCAGATACTGCACAACAAGCTACCCGTGACGTAGAGCAGGTAGCTAAGGAAACCTTTCGTAGTCAAGAAGCTATCCAAGGACAGATCAGCAATATTTACGATCAAGTAGCCCAATCTGTTGCAGTCACTGCGAGGCAAGCACAGGTAGCGCAGATTGCAGTTCAAGATGCTAATCGTGCAGCAGCTCAGGCAGCAGGTATTTCTGCTGATGGCTCTGGTGGGCGGATTGTAGAGTTGTTAGCTAAACAACGTCAAGCTGGTGATGAGTTGTTAGCTACGGTTGACGAAGTAGAGCGCAAACGTAATCGCAATGTTTGGGACATTGTTTCTGATCCTATCAACACCATTAAAGATATGGTGACGTTGGAGGATTCAGAAACTAAGTTACGTACCAAGGTTCATAAAACGCAGATCATTCAAACTGAGCTGATCGGTGCAAATAACGCATTGCAGGAAACTTTCCAAACTCAGGCCGCCCTTAAGCAGGTATCTACCGCAGCCACCGCAGATGCCGCAGCCCAAGTTGCTGCCGCCGAAGCCCAAATCTTAGCTCGTAAATCGCAACTAGAGGGCCTGAAATATAACCTTCTCGGTGCGCAGACAATTCAGCAAACATCAGTTCAGACTCTGGAACTTCTGGGCAAATCTCAGAATGCTATTCAAGCTGAACAAACTATGCGGGTTCAAAATGAGAATTTGAAGATTAATCTTGCACAGCTTAAGATCCAGCAGGAGAGTGCTCGTGCAATGGCAGAAGCCAGGGCAGAAGCACGTGGTGCCAAATTAGAGCAACAACAATTTGATCAGTTCCTTGCTGATAACATTACGCTTAGCATGAAAGCCAGCGGCCTTGCAGTTCCTGAGGGCATTGGTATGAAACAGATTGTTGCTATGTATAAGGCTGGCGACCAGTCATATATGTACCATGCTCGCAATGGGCAACGAATCAAATCTACTGGCGGAACTACTGCTTACATTGGCGCCGAACCTGCTGAAGCAGTTGAAGCAATTGCGCGCTTCGACCTGAATCTCCCGAAACAGATGAAACCTGTGACGGATATTCTTACTCGCGCTCTTAGCGATCCTGCACTGGCTCGTGTAGATCGTAAGAAGGAACCTGAGAAATGGGCCTCAGAATATAACAAGTCTGTTGGGGGAATTGTAGCCAATGACTTCACATCTGTTGTTCCTGGATCTGGCAACGTCTTTGATATTGGCGGTTTGGAAGAATACATTAAAACCCCTGCAATTGCTGCGTTACCTCTCACT